GGCGGGGACTGCGGGTGTCCACGATGCGGCTTTTTCGGTTGTGGCAGTTTGGGCAGTTCATTTGAGAACCCACCAGGCGACGCCGTGGAGTTTCGTGCAATCGCCGTAGTGATCTTCGGGGATTTTTTTCCAGTAGTAGGGGGCAAGGCGGGAGTTTTTGTTTTGGAGGAGTTGCTGGCCGGAGTGGCCGCGGATGAACTCGGTGGAGGCGTCTGCGGGAAGGTGCAGGAGGGGGGGCATTTTTTTGTTAATGCGTTCGAGGTAGAGTTCCAGTTTCGCCGTGTGGTCGACATAGGTGACGAGGCGGAGCGTGGGGTAGGACTGGACGGCGGATTGGTTCCATGTGCCGAAGGCGGCGGTGGAGCCTTTGCTGGGCATGTAGAGGCCGGAGGAGCGGGCGCAGACGGAATAGACGCGCTCGGCGGACCAGCCGGAGTCGATGAGGCCGAAGCGGGGGGAGAGGATTTGGTCGCCGCATGGGTAGCGGCGGGCGGCGAGGAATTCGGGGGAGACGAGGTCCTCGATGGCGAGAACGGTGCCGTAGTCGATGATCCAGGATTCGCCGGATTGTATGCGGGCCTCGACGGTCCAATGGGTGGCGCGTTCGCCGGGGTCGGCGCAGAGCGTGAGAACGACGGGCTCGATGCCGGGGGGGATCTGGCCGGTGCGGTAGGCGGGATCGCGGAGGGAGAGGACGGCGTCTTCTTTGACCTGGGCGGCGCGGTTTTCCCAGGGGAGGCCGAGAAAGTTGTTGTAAAAATCGTGGAGGCCGCCGGTGGATTCTTTTTTTTGGAGGAAGATGCGGGCGAGATCGCCCCAGGAAATCTGGGGGGAGTAGAGCGCGGAGATGTGGGCGGAGATGTGGTCGGCGGGGGCTTTGTCGTTGCCAGGGCGCCATTCACCGCGGCGGACGAGATCGCTTTGGAGGGATTGCGGCCAAGCGGAATTGCAGGCTTCGCAGTGGTAGGCGGTGTCGCGCTCGACTCCGGCGAGGTCCCACATGCCAGCGAGGTCGCGGTGGTGCTCGGGCCAGCGGAGTTGCTCGAAGCGCAGCGGCTGGGCGTGGCCGCAGTCGGGACAGGTGAGGTGAAAACGGTGCTGGGACCCGGCGAGGAATTGCTGCCAGACTGCACCGGCCTCGACGGTGGGCGTGGAGGTGAGGCAGGCTTTGCTGATTTTTCGGTAGAAATTGAGGCGCGCCATGGCGAGCTCGAGGGCGGGAGCTTCGAGGGAGGAGTCGTCCGGCCATTTGTCCACCTCGTCGGCGAAGAGGTAGCGGATGGGGCGCGAGGCGAGGTTTCCTTCGGAGCAGGCACCGACGAGCTTCAGCGTGCAGGTGGCGAAGTGCATTTCCGTTTTGCGGAAGTCGTCGTCGTTGTCGGGGAGGAGGGGCTTGAGCGCGCGGCAGGCGCGGAGGCGCGGGTGGAGTTCGCGCTCCGACCAGGATTTCGCGTTTTCGTTGGTGCTGGTCACATAGAGGATCGGGCCGGGGTCTTCGGAGATCGCCCACATCAGGCAGTTCGCCAGCCAGGTGGTGCCGCCGACCTGGGCGGATTTTACGAAGGTGAGTTGGCGGATTTTTGGATCGGAGAACCAGAGGTGAAGCTGGCGAAGGTAGGGAGTGTAGTCGGCGTCGTAGCGGCCGGGGCGGGGGGAGAAGCGTTTGTCGAGATAGACATTTTCTTGGGCCCACTCGAGGGCAGACGGTCGGCGGCTCGGCTCCCAGATGCGGTCGAGTTGCTCTTGGAGTTCGTCAAACAGTGATGGCATCGAGGCGGACTGATTTTGCCGCGCGCATCACCTCTTCAGACTCGGCGCGAATTTTGGCGGCGATGTCTTCGCCGACTGAAGGAATCAGGGAAAGAATGCGGTCGGGCAGATTCGAGACGGCCGCGGCGACGGCGGCCGAGTATTGGAGGATCGTTTGGGCGGCGAGTTTTTTTGGAACGACATCGCCGGAGGCCGCCGAGATGCCGGGGGCATCTTTTTCCAACCGGCGGAGGGCTTCGGCGTGTTGGAGCCACATGCGGCGGAGTGCCATTTCCGCATCGAGATCGCCAGCCGACTTTGCCAGTTCCGCTCGCTCCCGCAGATCGGCGGTGGACTCTTTCATTTTCCGAATCTGGTTTTCCAGGGCGAGTTCCTCATCGGTCCACTCGCGGGCGACGACCGGCGCCGCCGGGGCGGCCGCTCCCACCGGGACCATTCCGGCCGCGGCGCGTTCCGCTAAAAATTTGTTCCAGCGGGGATCGACCTGGTCGCGCCACTTCCGCACGGCGCGGGTGGTGACGCCGTGCGCGGCCGCGCATGCCTTCACCAGGTCCGCTTGTTCCCTTCCGTGCCTTTTCATCATTACGGAACGGAACGATGTCAAACGGAACGGTAGCGGAACCGGTTCCTCGGTTCCGGTTCCGTAGGCTTCGGGTTCCGATCTCTCAAAAACAACGGGCGACTGGCAAACTGCATGGAGCCAAACCGCAAAGAGATTCCTTCCGCTCGCCGTGGACAACGGAACCGGGAACATAGGTGCGGGGGTCTCCGCCTTTAAATCACGACGACACCCCAACCCATAATCACAAACTTCTAAAGACCTATGCCACCTATGCCACCTATGCAGAGAGAAAATCCAATGGTTGATGTTGAATGAGTTGCAAGCCTGTCGCAGTGCATAGGTGCAGGCAGGGGTGCGGGGGTTCGGTGCAAATTTGCAACAAAGGGGCGCGGGTAACAGGCGCAGACGGAGGGAACAGGCGGACCTGTGCATGACTTATGCAGGGGTGCGGGGAACCGCAGGGAACTTAGTCGAGCACCGTGAGCGTATAGAGACGCTGGCGGTTCTTGCCCTGCTGGCCCCAGCGAACGGTGCGGCCGTTGGGCAGGCGGAACTTCTTGCCACCGTAATGCTCGGCGAGGAGGCGTCCGAACTTGGAATTGGCCTTTGCTGTGAGGATGTAACGGCTCGGGCCGTCTTTGCCTTCCCGCTCTTCTTTGCCTTCCAGCATCCAAGTGAATGCGTTCACCTCGCGGGCCGCGTCCACCACTTGTTGAAAGGTGTATTCGCAAAGGTCGTCGATGTTCTGGGCCAAATGGCTCACGAGGGCGACCATGTCGGCGAGTTCGCTGTTGCCAGACTCTTCGACCGGCAGCGGCTCCATGGGATCGCCGAACCCGGCGAAGACGCACATGCCTCCAAAGGTGTGGGACCATGGCTCGTATCCGCGAACGATGCGGTTGGGACCAGGGCGGCCTGCGGCGTCCCATTCGCGCACGATGGCCCAAAGGCAGGCGAGGAGCTGGGAGCGCACGGCGGGCGTCTCGAGCCATTCATCCGAAAAAACCTTTTCGATCTTGCGCGCTTGAGGGTCGGCCTCGTCGGTGACCATGCGGCAATGGAGGAAGCGCCGGGCGACATCTGGGGTGACCTCGAGGTTGTTGCCGGTGAGGAAGACGGTGGCGATCTTAGGCACGGCGAACTTTTGCTGGGTGTTCATCTTGCGGCCGGTCCAGGTCGAGGCGGTGAGAAATGCGTTTAGGGTCGGGGATTTAAGGAATCCGTTGCAGTCGTCGAAGAGGATGTAAGGGCTGCCTGCGAGGGATTCAGTGTCGAGGATTTTGCGCCAATCTTCTTGGTTTTCGGGGAGCGGCTGGACATCGCAACTTCCAATGCTCGTGATGATGGCGAGCTGGGCGAGGAGAGTTTTGCCAGAGCCGACGGAGTTTGAGGAAAACATGAAGTTCAACCGGCGAGCCTGCGGTCGAAGGAGCGGCGCGGCAAACATCGAGAGCATCGCGGAAACGACGATGGCTTCGTTGCGCGATTGGCCGTCGGTCTTGCGGTCTCCGAACGGGAACTCCTTGAGCAGTTCGCGGAGAACCGTGCGCGCCTCGGAGAGCGGCATGTCCATGGCGAATTCCACGCCCGAGTTTTGCGTGTAAGTCTGGGCCTCGGCATCGTAGCCGTAGGGCAGGAGTTCGATGCGGCCATCCTTGCGACGCACCGGCTGCCGGACGGTGGCGACCCGCAGGAGTTCGCGCTGGCGGGCGAGGAATTGGTCGGACTCGAGGATCGTGGCTGCGGCCTCGACGGTGATGGTCTGGGGTTTCTTTTCGAAAACATTCGGCTTCGGCATCTCCCATTTGAATGTGACGAGATGGTCTTCGCAGTAGGTTCGGAAACGCCTCGCGCTCATTTCGACCAACCGGCCTTCGGGCGAAATGGTCATGGCTGAGCGCTGGCGAACGAAAACGCCGTTTTGGCTGAGGATGCCGCCGATCTCTCGTGCCATGGTCGAAATCACCGGCACGATTTGAACCATGGGCATCTCGGGGTTTTCTCCTGTCTTGGCCTCCTGGGCATCGCCGGGGTGCGCGACGATGCCATATTCGGCCAGCTTGGAACTGACCTGGTCTCCTATCTCACTCATTGTTTTTTTATGGGGCTGCTGCTGCGGACAATTCGCGTTCGAGTTCCTCGACCGCGGAAATGAAAAAAGAGTCAAAGCGGGCGTAATGGCGGCAGGCGGCGATGGCCCGCGGCAACTCGGCGGCCGGATAACCAGCCCATGCAAGCCGGGTGCATTCTTCCTTCCAAAACGCCAGGACATCGCGGCGGGGAAGAATGTCGGCAATCGTCAAAGCCGGTGCAGACGGAGAAAAGTAGAGGAGCTTTTGCTCGCGATCTCCACGCATGCAGGCGGGGAGCCGGGTGAGCCGCACCGCAGACAGGGCGCCTTGATCGGCTCCCACCGCCACGAGCCCGATAAGTTCGCGTTTGAATTCGTCCCATGCCTTTTTGGTCGGAGCGTCAACGCGGACCAGGGCGTGGACGCTGCGGCCGCCGGATGTCGTGATGGCGGCGATGCGAGGCACCACACGGGCCAAGGCCGCCAGCCAGAGCCTCAGCGGGGCGTCGTCGCTCTCGAGCACAAGCCACCGCCACGCCAAGACAGACTCCTCGGAACGGCGGGACATTTTCCCCAGGCGAGGGTTGGGGCGGAGTTTTCCGTCCACCGGCTGGGCGAGGAACCAGATGCCATCAGGACCGGCCGTGGGAATCTGCTCGGTGGGCCACACGGCTTGGCCTTGGCTTTTGTATTCCGAGAAAACGATGACGCGCTCGCCTGCGGACGGCGTGTAAAGCCGCGATAGAAAATCGGTCGCAGTGATGCCAGCCGGGTCGATCTCCGAACGGTTGGCAAGAAATGGCAGGTCCACCGTGTCGGCCATGTCGCCAGCCAGGCGGCGCAGTTTTTCGAGATCGTATTGGATTTTTGGCTGCGGCTTGCTCGGAGACGGAATAGCGGGCCTGTGAGTGGCGGCGGGGGTGTCGCCGAGCAGATAACCGTCCGCACCGGGGCCATTGGCCGCCGAGCGCAGCTTGTGCTCGAGTTCGTGTGTCGTCCACTTCTCGGCATTGCCTTGGTTCCATTCCTCCAAAAGTGCCAAGGCCTCGTCGTAAGGCATCAAAAAGCCGCGGATGAGTGCTCTGGCAGCCAAGAGTGTGTGGGTGTGGCCGCCAGCCCCAGAGACGGCGGGGCCCATTTTTTGAAGGTAGCGGCGCGCGCGCTCGGCAACGGGGACTTTTTCCTTGCTCACGAAAGTCTCCCGCTGGAAAGTGACGCCTGTTGCACATCGGCAAACACCCAAAAAAATGTGGGAGCCGTGTGGGAGCCTCCCGCAAGTGCTTCAAAAACAAGACAAAAGATTGCCTCGTGGTGTAACGGTAGAGAATTTGAACTTACGCAAGGCGTTGTTAATGAACAAAAGCCCACTTTGTCCCACACGATTTTTGTGGAGGTGTGTGGGAGCTTGTGGGAGTTTGGAGGCATGGCGTTTTTGCGGAAGACTTCGAAGTCGGCGTTTTGGGTTCTGAAATATCGGGACCTGGATTCGGGGAAATGGCGGGAGGAATCGACTCGGTGCCGGATCAATGATCCGAAGGAGACTCGGAAGGCGCAGCGGATGGCGGAGGTGGCTTCGAAGCGGGAGGCGCTGACGGCGCTCCGGCATGGGGATTTTGTTGAGTGGGCTCCGGCATATTTGGAATCCCACTTCGAGAATGTGCGGTCGCGGAAAAGATACGAGTTGGCGTGGAGCCGGTGTCTGGAGTGGATGCGGGTGCGGAATTTGCGGCATCCAGCGGACATTCGGTATGAGCATGCACACGATTTCATGGACTGGCGGAAGGGGCAGGGGGCGAGCCACAACACGGCGCGGCTGGAGTTGAAACTGTTTTCCTTCGTGATCCAAGAGGCGCTGCGGCGGGAGCTTTGCGCCAAGAATGCCCTGGCGCTGGCGAAGGTGGCGCGGACGCCGCCGAAGCCGAAGAAGGAGCTTTCGACGGAGGATTTCGCGGCGGCGCGGGCGGCCTTCGCGGACCGGGCGAAATGGATGCGGACGGTCTTCGAGATTTGCGCGCACTTGGGCTGCCGGTTCAATGAAGCGGAGTTCGGCAAACAGGATGTGGATTTTGTGGAAGGGGTCATTTGGTTGAATGACTCAAAGCGGAAGGAGGGGGATCCGCGGAAGCGGTATGCCGTGCCGTTGCCGGTGGGGCTGGCCGGGCATTTGAAGGAGGTTTTTAAAAAACGGGACCGGACGAGCGGGCGTCTGACGGGTGACCAGAACAGGGTTTTCAATTCGATTTTGAAAAAGGCTTGCGGGGCGACGAGCCATTCGCTTCGGGTGAGTTTCGTGACGAGGTGCCATCGGGCGGGCCTTAGCGAGTCGCAGGCGATGCGGCTCGTGAACCATTCGACGCGGTTGGTGCATGCGGTCTATTCCAAGCTGAATTTGTCTGATGCTCGGGCGGCTGCGGCGTTGGTGCCCCCGCCTGGCGGGCTATGAAGTCGCGGACCCAGCGGACGGTGGTTTTGCGTCCGAAAAACGGGCAGCCTTTGCGTTTTAGAAATGCGATTTCGTTTTTCGAGAGGCCGATGACGGGGGCGAGGTCGCACGGAAAGCCGAGGCGGTCTGGGTCGAGTTCGTATTGGCTCATTCGGGGCGGATGGTTTTGACCTGGTCGCGGAGGACTTTGGCCTCGTTGCTGAGAAGGGTGAATTCGAGTTTGAGGTCGTCCACGATCTGGGCGAGGCGCTGGGTGTTGTCGGCCAGGATGGCGTTGTAATCGCGGAAGAGGCGCTGGAGGCGTTCTTCACTGGTGAGTTGGTCGAGGTTCATTTGTGCAGTCGGAGTAGGGCGAGGGCGTTATCGCGCTCGCGTTCGACGCGCTGGAGTTCGGCGTTGTCATCGCGGAGGTTTTGGCGCTGGGTGCGGATGACGGCTTGGGCTTCGAGAAGCTGGTCGTTGACGGCGGCGAGCTGTTTTTGAAGGTTGCGGTTTTCCTCGAGGAGCCATTCGCGGTTGCGGACCAGGCGGGCGAAATTGTCGTCACCGGCTTCGCAGCGGGGACAATCGAGCTTTTGCCGCGCCTCATCGCGCTCGCGTTCGAGGCGGCGGGCGAAATCGGCTGGGACGGTTCCTGTGCGATTCGTAAAGCGCTTCCCGTATTTTGAAATCGACCAAAAGTGCGTGATTTGGGAATCCGTTTCCGGCGTGTCCTTCGGAAGATTCCGAGCGTTGTTGAGATCGCGGAGGGGGTTGTTTTGCAAATCTGTCATCGGGTGGGAGGTATGAGATATTCGCATTCGAAGGCGATGATGGGCGGGGGCTGGATCATGACGGCGATCTCGGGGCGGGGGGCCGTGCGGCGGAGGCAGGTTTCGCAGCCTTCGCGCCAGTAGTGGATGCCGTCTTCGACGGAGCCGGAGCCGTCGCAACGGGCGATGTCGCTGGCGAGTGTGTTGCTCATAGCTTCACGGTGATTTTTTGGTTGCAGAGGGGGCAGCGTTCGAAATCGGGCTGGCGAAGTTCGCGGAGGTGGAGGTAGGCGGCGAAGGCCAGGAGGCCGAGCGTGAGGACGGCGACGATGTGGGCGGGTTTGGGGAGCATGGTTAGTATTCCTCGGGGGGTTCGGGGAACGGTGCCCAATGGAGGACGGGCTCGGAGATGGAGTCGGCGCTGACGAAGCGCCAGGTGTCGCCGTCGAGGAAGCCGGTCCAGATTTCGCCGCTTTGCAAGTGGAGCAGAACGGTGATCTCGTCGTCGGGCAACTCGGCATCCACCGAGCGCCAGAAGACCTCGGAGAAAAAGTTCGGGGTCTTCATGCGGAGGCTTCGTTGAGGCTGATTTTGTGGACGGCGAGGGACCAGGCGCGGTGCATGGGAATCAGGAGGTCGCGGATTTTTTCGAGTTGCTGCGGGGTCCAGTTGTCGGGGAATCCGTCTTCGTCGGCGCGGGATTTCCAGCGGAGGAAGTCCATGTGGATGGCCTCGAGGGTGAGGATGCCGGTGGAGGCGGAGCCGGTGGACTTGGTGGGTTCGTCGCGGACGATTTCCCCGGCGCGGATGGATTTCTGGAGTTCGACGGGGCTGAGGTTTTCGGTGCGGGCTTTTTCGAGCCATTCCTGGGCGTCGTCGGAGTCTTTGCAGAGTTTCGCGGCGACGAAGGCGTGGGCATCGGATGGGGCGGAGGGGTGGACGCCGTCGAGCCGCTCGAGGGCCTCGGCGGCGCGGAGGTCTTTGAATTCGAATTCGAGCTGGCGCTCGGCCTCGGCGACGATGGCGTCGCCGAACTGGCGGCGGCCTTCCATGCGCCAATCGGCCATCCAGCGGAGGCTGGAGCCGCGGGCGGCGTGGACATAGCGGCCGATTTGCTCCCATTCCTCTTGCGAGGGCGGGCGGGTGAAGACGAGGGCGCCGCGGCTGAATGTGCAGAGCCCTTCGGGCAGGGTGAGTTCGGTGGATTGGGTCATGTTTTTAGTATTTTCTGGTTTTCCAGGCTTCGAGTTGTGCGTTGCGGAAGGTCGGCCTGGAGGATTCGGCCTTCCTGAATTTAAAGACGCCGAGCCGGATTTTGTCGGCCCATTGGGTGGTGTAGTGGCTGATGAGGGCGCGGGTGCAGCCGATCTGTTTGGCGATCTCGGCCTGGCTGTGGATGCCGTTGACCATGTCGAGACCAGCGGCAAAGATGAGGCCGTAAACGCGGGCGCGGAGGTTTTTGCAGGGGCGGCAGAAGTCGCTGAGGACTTTGGAGAGAATCTGGGCGACTTCCCAATCAATGGCCTCGGCGAGGGCGTCGTCTTTGTAAACTTTGATGCGGCGGGCGAGGGCGGGGCCGACGCCGAATTCCTCGCAGATGCGCTCCTCCTCGGTGTCGCTGGCCGCTGGATCGGTCCAGTAGTGGGGCTCGTGGATCATTCAGTGGCGGCGAGTTCGGCGCGGAGCCGGGCGAATCCTGCGGTGACTTCGTCGGGGGTAAGCCAGCGTTCGCGGCGGCGGGGTGGCCGTGGGCGTGATATGGAGTGGCGTGGGGGCTGGGGGGTGCCTTGGGCTTTGACGGCGGCGAGGAGGGCCTCTACCGCGGCGAGAAGGGCGGCGTGGGTTTGGTGCTGTGTCATGTTTTTTGGCTGCGGGTTATTTTTTGGAGGGAGAAGTGGTGAGGGTGATCCAGTGGAGGGCGGTGGTGGCGCGGAGGGCGTGGGTGAAGCATTCGTGGCAGAGGGGGCCGAGGTCTTTATCGAGGAGCTGGGCGACTTGTTTTTTGCCCTCGGTGTGGCAGAGGGTGCAGTGGGTGCCGGAGAGGTCTGCGGGGAGGTCGATTTTGTTCATGGAGGTCAAAGGCGGGTGCAGTAAGTGCGGCGTTGGCGGCGTTCGAAAAAGAGGGCGATGTCGCGCTCGATGCGGCGGCGGCGGAGGCGCCCGGAAATGAGCGGGAAAATGGCGGCGAGGATGCCGCCGAGGAGGACCAGGGCGATGCCGAGTTCGACTGGCACGGTGGCTGCTACCAGGGGCAGGGGGAGACTGAGGGCGAGGAGGAGTTTCATATTTTTTTAGGCGGGTTGTTTTTCGTTTTCGGAGGACTGCGCGGCATCGCGCGCAATCAAAAACTGGATGTAGCTCGAAAGCGTCCGATGCTCTTGTTTACTGCGTTCCAGGGCGGCGGAGAGAAGCGGGCGGGGCATCGAGATCGTGCGCTTTTCGGTTTTTTTCTTTGCGTCTTTCCTCATACTTGTGACGCGGAAAGTATGAAGATTGGTCAATGGGGTCAAGACCTAATGTTCACAAAAAGTTGTTTTTTTTCATACTTGGTGTGAAAGTTGATTCACCGATGAAAACGACGCGGAAACGAAAAGAGAAATTGTGCGAGCGGAGGACGATTTCTTTCGATGCGGATTTGTATGCGCTGGCGCACCAGCGGATGCAGGAAGAGGGGGAGAGCATGTTTTCCCGCTACATCCAGCGGCTGGTGCAGCGGGACACGGCGGCGCTGCGGGCGCAAAATTTGCAAACGGCGAGGGACCTCTTGGCGCTTAAAGAGGGAAAAGCAGCGGCCCAACCTCACACAGGGCCCGATGTGGAGAATGCCACTGCTGCCGGGAACATCTTGAGGCCCTCGCAGAGCTTCGGTGGTGGGTCCTCAATTCGCCGAACGACTATGAAATACCCGAAGGGTGGGAGGCGGAAATCATCGACTTGAGTTTTTCGGCTGGAGGCGGCGGAGGGCGGTGAGGGCGTCGCAGACGGCGGTTTCGACTTCCAAAATGGTGATCTCGTCGAGGTCGGGGAGGGCGGCGTGGAGGACTTCGTGGATGGTGGTGCGCTCGGGGTCGAACTGGGGGTTCACGATGATTTCGCGGTCGCTGTATTTGCACTCGCCGTGCATGGTCAGGTAGTGGTCGCCGTGGCGCCGGGGGGCGATGCGGCGGAGGAGGAGGCGCCACCATTGGCCGCGGATTTTTAACCTGGCGGTTCGGTGGGGCATGGCGGAGGGGCGTTACGCTTTGGCGAGGATTTCGAGGACTTGGTCGCCGGTGGAGGCGCGGCGGAGGCGGGGGGGGAGGTATTCGCGGAGGCGGCGGCCGGGGAGGTGCGGATGGCGTTTGTGGGCGGCGAGGACGGCGGTGCGGAGTTCGGCGCTGATGGGGCCGGTGGCTGCGGGGGGCGTGGATTTTTTGGCGGGGGATTTTTTCTCGGGGAGGTCGGCGAGGATGCGGTAGCAGGTGACTTGCACGGGGCGCATGCTGGCGGCGTCCCAATCGGAGAATTTTTTGCACTCGATGTCTTTGGCCTCAATGGCGTCGCGGAGGAGGTCGTGGACATTGCGGTCGGTGGTGCCGAGCTGGCGGGCAACTTGCTGGCGGGTGAGCCAGCCTTGGTTGGGCGGGATGCCGTATTTGGCGGCTTTGTGCTTGGCGACGAGGGCGAGGAGCTTGTTCATGACTTGGGTTTCAAAAGGAGGGAGGCGTAGCTGACGCCGTCGTTGATGGTGACATTGACCATCTGGAAGTTGCCGGTCTTTTTGGAGATGAAGCGGACGAGGTAGCCGTGGGTCCACTCGGTGGGGCGGGTGTTGGCGTAGAGGGGTTGGCGTTTGCAGAGGCAGCCGGGGTTCCAGGCGCTGATGAGGCCGACGCCGGGGAGGTGCATGGGCTTGTAGGCGGCGCGGTGGGTGTCGAAGAACACGATGTTGGCGGCGGCTTTGGCCATGGCTTGTCCCGCGGCATCGCGGGCGTTGCTGATTTTGTGGACGAAGAAGGCTTTGTCGATTTTGACCCAGCCGGGGGTGTCGCAGTCGCCGTGGGTTTTGCCTTGGTGGTAGTAAGCGATGCCGCGGTCTTTGAGCCGCAGGACATGCTCGGGGCAGAATGTGCGGCGGAGGAGGTCGGTGTCTTTGTGGTGGGCGAGGCGTTGGGTGAGTGCCCAACGCTCGACGCGCCACTCGTGATTGCCCTCGATGTAGTGGACTTCGCTGGGGCGGGCGGCGGCGAGGATTTGGTCGAGGAGGCTGTTGGCGACGGCCACATCGTCTTCGTAGGAGTCTTCGGTTTCGGCGACATAGCCGAGGGTGTGGTGCTCGGCGAGGAAGCCGCCGCAATCCACGAAATCGCCGCCGATGATGAGGCGGTCGGGGTTGAGGGATTTGAGATCTCCCAAGAAGGCGGCCATGGCGGCGGGGTCGTGCTTGTTGCCGTGGACATCACTGAAGATGACTTCGACGATATCGCCGGTGCCTGCGGTGCTGGTGCGTGGGGTGATTTTTTTGGGGGGCTTGGTGAAGCGGACGCGCTCGAGGGCTTTGACGGTCTCAGCGTGGGCGCGGCGTTCGGCTTCGAGCTGGGAGCGGGCGGCGGCGGCTTCGTTGAGCGCGGCGGCGACTTGGCTTTTGGAGACGATGTTTTGGAGTGCGTTGGGTTTTTTCATTTGCCGAGGATTTTTTGGAGGGCGGCGAGGAGGGCGGATTGGGCGGCGGGGGAGCAGTCGTTTTTGCGGCCGGGCGAGATGTCCGCGTGCCGGATGATGCGGGTGATGGGGATGTCGAATTGGTCGAGGAGGGGGAGGAGGTATTCGATGGCGCTGAGGATGGCGTCTTCGCTGAGGGGGGTCTGGTAGGTATCGCCTTCCCAGGCGAGGCCGAGGCAGTAGGAGTTGCAGTCGCGGCGGCCTTGCCAGGAGGAGACTCCTGCGTGCCAGGTGCGGGCTGTGGGCGGGGCGAGGACGGTTCGCTTGCCGGTGCGGGCGATGATGCAGTGGTAGCTGACGGCGCTGCGGGGGTCCATGCACCAGGAGACGGATCCGGCGTAGGCGCCGCTGGTGTGGTGCAGGACGATGTGGGTGGGGCGGATGGTGCGGCCGACGCTGATGTTGGGGGTGCGGCGGTTCGTTTGCGGGTAGAGGCGCGTCACGGCGGTGACGGGGAGTGGGGCGGCGGCTGGCTGTGCTGGCGGATTGGGGGCGGGGGGCTGAGGGGCCGTCGGGGACGACGGCGTTCCTAATAATCGGCTGAGCCAGCGCAGGATCATTTTAGCCTTTGCGGATCACATTTATGAGGCCGATGGCGGAGAGACCGGCGGCCAAAATCGCCTCCTGCATCTGGGGCTCGATCACGATCCCGGCGCTGGTTAAAATTAGGAGGATTCCTCTCCAGGTGGAGTTCTGGGCGAGTTGGTTGAGGACGGTTGCGATGATTTTGTTCATTTGTCTTTTAGGGTTTTGGGTTGGCTTTTTAGGAATTGCTCCCAGGCGTGCGACTGGGAGGCGGTGGCGGGGGTTTGGTTTTGGACGCGGGGGAGATATTGGACCGTGACGGAGACTTTGAGGTCGCCGAGGGCGCCGCGGGACTCGCCGAATGGCGGGACCGGGATGGTGACGCAGCCGGTGAGGAGGGCTGCGAGGAGTGAAAGGATGGCGGGTTTCATGGCCGCACTGACGGCCATGGTGTCAAACCACGCGGGTTACGGCGTGTGTTTGTAGGTGTCCAACTTGTGCTCGAGGCGATCCATGACGGCGATGGCGCGGTTGGTGGTTTGTTGGTTGGCGTGGATAACCTCCAACATTTCGCGGTTGGCGGTTTTGAGGTGAGAGATGAATTCGCTGCTTTGCGTGTCCATTTTGCCTTCGAGGAGTTCCATGCGGCGGGTGAACCACCGGAAAATGGCGATGACGAAGAGGATGCCGATCAGGACCAGGGCGATGAGGTGCCAAGTGGCGCTTTGCTGGGCGGCGTGGTTTACGAGGTTGAGGGCGGAGTCGGGTGTCATGGCACTGGCTCCCATTGCCGCTCTACGCGGTCCTCAAACCAGACGACGATGGGTTGCCAGTCGCCCTCTTCGGGCTTTTCGAGCTTGACGAGGGGGACGATTTGGGGGTCCACCCAATCTTCGGGGCAGGGGTATGGGCGGATGGTGTCGATGCGTGGCTCGTCGTTTTCGTCCAGCACGATGCTGACGAGTTCCTTGCGTGCGTCTGCGAATATAAGGCCGTATGTTCTCATGGGTGTGGTTTTGGTTAAGTTCCGAAGGCGATTTCGACGGCATCGACGCTGGCTACCCAGCGCCAGATGGTGGAGGCTGTGCCGGTGACGCTGACTACGAGGGCGTCTGACGCATCGCTTGCGGAGAGTGCGATGGATGTGCCTGCGGCGTTGTCGGTTCCGATGGTGACTGGGGCGTAAACTTCGCTGGTAGTGCCAGAGACATTCTTGAGAGCATACTGCCGCATGTAGTGTGCGACTGCCGCACCTGTGCTGCTAATGCCACAGATGTTGATTGTGAGGGCGAGAACTTTGCCGGACGGGATCGTGAGGCGGGTCGAGGAGCCGTCTAAGAAAAGCTCGACTGCGCTGTTCGTCGTCGTCTTGTTGCGGAGGACAAAGCGGGCGCGCTGGGCATCGCCTTTGTTGGCGAATTGGCCAGATGCATGTGCTTGCATACCGCGACGATCTGCCAAGGCATTTGCGCCCCCCAAAATTCCAGAATTGACGCCTGTGTTTTGGTTTGAGTCGCCTCCTCCTAAAAATGCAGTCCCACCAGACGACCTATTATAATAGCCGCCAACTATTACTTGACCTCCGCCACCGCCAGAGGTCGCATTGTCGTAGCCTCCGCAGACAGTCCCCCAAGCAGAGTTTGTTGCATTTACTTCACCGCCTCCAACGAAAGCGCCTTCGCTTGTTGCGGAATTTGACGCGCCCCCACAGACAACTGCTTTGGCTCCAGATGCAACCTGTGTTGCTGCACCCCGAGATGTTTGCCAATCAACGGCATTTGTTCCACGAGCATTTCCTCCGGTAGTAGCCCCATTTGGCTTTTGAGCAAGCAACGCCCCCGTGCCTTTCGGCGAGAGGACGAGTGCGGAGTTGGTTTCGGTGGTGTTCTCGGAGAGGGTGACATTGACCTGAACGCTGTGTCCTGTGAGGAGCGTGCCTGCGGTGATGTTGGTGGTAAAGTTGACGATGGTGGCGTCGCTATCGGTTGTGGCGAGTTTGAAGGTCGCTCCACTGGCTGCGCGGACAAAATAGTTGGTGGTGGTGTTTAGCCCGGTTCCACCCGTGAGAGCGGTGAAGCGCACGGGTTGGCCATTTGAAAATGTTGACCCGGTGGCCGTGATGATATCATCGCTGGCAGTGCCTGTGACTGTGGTGAATGAAACAATCGTATCTTCGACGATGAGGCCGGAGGATTGAAGAGTGGAGCCGCCGGTGCCGTCTGCGCGGAGGATGGCGTTGTCAACGGAGCCGGTGCCGGAGAGGCTGCCGGTGTTGGAAAGTGTGGTGCCGGTGATGGCGAGGCCGCTGCCGACTTCGAGGTGGGTGGCGCGGCCTGCGGAGTCGTCCCAGAAAAAGAGGCGGTCGGCTCCGGGGTCGTCGGCGGTGAGTGTGCCGCTGCTGGCGCTGAAGAGGTCGGCGGCGGTGGTGTCGATGATGAGGCTGCCTGCGGCTCCGCCGAGTTCTTTGACGGTGCCGGAGCTTGGGTCGCGTCCGTAGATTTTTTGGTCGGCGTAGTTGATGGCGATCTCGCCGAGGGCGAGGTCGCTGGTGGTGGGGACTTTCGACGCTTGGGTCGATTTTTTGGGGATTAAAACATTTGCCATATCGATGGAGTTTTAAGTTTTAAGAATTAAGTTTTAAGTGGACTGACCCCGTGGAGCGGCGGGCGGTATGGACCGCGCCGCCGCTGTGGGGTTGAGGTGGGTTAGTAGGTGCCGCCGTCGATGGTGATGTCGGTCAGCGTGACGCCGCTGATCGAACCGCCAGTGATCGAGACCGAGGAGGAGGCCTGCGTGGCCATGGTCCCCAGGGCGAGCGTGGTGCGAACGGCTGCCGCATCTGCGCCCGAGACGATGGAGCGTCCGAACGAAGTGAAGTCGGCGGTGCTGGCTGTGCCTGCGCCCGTGAAATACGGGAGCTTGTCGGCGGCGGAGGTGAGTCCGGCGAGGGCGGCGAGCTCGGCGTCGTATGCCTGGACATTCGTGCCGATGGCTAAGCCGAGGTTCGTGCGAGCTGCTGAAACATCAGACAAATCGCTGAGGTTGCTGGATTTCGCCAGCTTGGTGCCGATGCTGGTGCTGACCGTGGTGGCGAAGTTCGCGTCGGCACCGAGGGCTTGGGAGAGTTCCTGAAGGGTGTTCAGGGCCTCGGGGGCTCCGTTGACGAGGTTGGTGACGGCGGAGTCGACATAGCCTTTGTTGGCGGCGTCGTTGGCCCCGGAAGGATCGGCGAGGCCGGTGATTTTCTGCGAGTTCAGCGAGACGGACGCGGTGGGCGCGGCCATCTGGTCGAGGCGGCTGGTGCGGACCTGGGTGTCGAAGTCGGAGACTTTCGAGGCGGTCAACGAAGGGATGTCGCTGGCTTCGAGGTTCGCGCCGACGGTGACGCGGCCTTTGGCGTCAACAGTGACCTTTGTGTGGGTGCCTGCGCTGACTCCGCTGTTGGCAAGCGTGACGCTGATGGAGGCGTTGGCGCTGCCGTTGAAGGCGGAGGCGGTGCCGGTGGCGTCGCCGGTGAGGGAGATGTCGCGGGCGGTCTGGAGCGTGGTGGCTGTGCCTGCGTTGCCGCTGACGGAGCCGGTGATGGTCTCGCTGAAGGTCTTGACGCCGCCGACGGTCTGCGTGCCGTCGAGCATGACGACTGCGCCTTTACCGCCGATTTTGTCGAGGTTGGTGCCGTCGCCGATGTAGAGAATCTCGTTCTGGAGATCGTAAGCGGGTTCGCCAGCGGAGAGGGACGCCGGGGCGCCGTTACCGCGTTTCAGTTTGAGGAGTGGGTTTGCCATGGTGGTGGTTTTCTATTTGTTGGTTGGTTGTTGGTTTTTGGGTTTCCCCGGTTAGGAGAGTGTCAAAGGGTTGGTCAGTATTGGCCGCCGTCGAGTTCGTCGGGGGTGAGGCGGTAGGCGGTGCCGGTCCAGCGGTAGGTCTGGTTAGATTCTTGGACGAGGTAGAGGCGGGTGAGGCGGCCGGGGGATGGCAGGGAGGCGAAGGTGGCGACTTGCTCGAAGCCTTTGAGAATTTCGGTCTGGAGCGTCGAGATGGGGCGGATGGCGAGGGCGATTTCGAGGCGGAGGGTGGGGTGATCGACGCCGAGGGATTCGATGAGCCATTGCACGCTGCCGGGGGATGATCCGCTGTCGGAGTGGAGGGCGGCGAAGGCGATGGTCTCGGTGGGGAGGCGTTCGCCGTGGCTTGCCGAGGGAACAAAGGTGAGTTCCCGGTGCAGGAGGCCGGGGTGGCAGACGGGGTCGGCCTGCGCGTAGAGGAGGACTTTCTGGCCGGGGGTGAGGGCGTTGCGGGTGGCGGTGGGGAGTTGGTAAACCCAGGCGGAGTGGTAGAAGCCGGGCGCGGCGTCGCCGCTGCCGGTGGGGGCGGAGTAGAAGGTGATGAAGGGGCTGCTGCCGAGGGTGTCGGGGGTGAAGACGGCGTAGGGGGCGAAATCGGAAGCGGGGATGGAGGGGATGCCGGGTTGGCTGGTGGTCCAAAAATACCAGTTGATTTTCTGCCCGCCGCTGGAGTTGGTGAAATACCAGCCGGGGCGGACGAGGGCGCTGGGGTCTTCGGTGCCGGGGCGGCCACTGGCGAAGACGGCGGCGTTATCGTGGTAGAGGCGGGCGTGGACTTGGCGCTGGCGGTCTTGGACGGTGGCGAGGGTGGTGGTGAGGGTGCCGATGGAGGCGGCGGCTTCGGCTACGCTGTCAAGGGCGGCGGGGTCGAGATTGGCGGTGAGGTGGGCGAGGTCGGTCTGGAGCGTCTCGATGGAGGCGCTGAGTGTGCCGCTTTGGGCGGAGATGGCTGACTGGAGCGCGGAGTCGGCGGCGATGCGGGCGGTGGTCTCGGCGGCAATGGCGTCTTCGGTGGCGGAGACTTGGCCTTCGAGGGTGGCGAATTCGTCGGTGGTGGGGGCGCTGATCTGGTAGGTGGTGCCGGTCCAATGCCAGTGGGCTGAGGTGTCTTCGGCGATGTAGAGGCGCTTGAGGCGGCCGAGGGTTGGAAAATCACTGCGGGATGGGTAGTGGACGACGGCGTCGGTCTCGATGGGGAGAAGGATGGTTTTCCCGGTGAGGTCGAGGTTGCTGGAGAGTTGGTTGGCGGAGAGGGTGGTCATGGTCAGAAGGTCCCTCCATCGATGACTGAGGTGGCGGTGAGGGCTCCGAGTTGCTCGGCGGTGAGGGTGGAGGCGCTGGGGAGCAGGATCGGGCGGGTGATGACGATTTTGTCGCCGAGGGGGAGCGCGGAGGTGAGGACGACGCGATTGGTGGCAGTGTTGAGCGTGTAGTCGCTGCCGGGTTCTTGGGTGACGCCGTTCACGGTGACGGAGATGGCGCTGGGGGAGTCGGAGGCGGTGAGGGTGCCGGGAGGGGCGAAGGAGAAGGTGGTGCCGTCGCCGTCGTAGCGGGTGGTCTGGTAGGAGATCGGGGGGAGCTGGGTGGCGGGGACGAGGCCGGAGACGAGGGAGGCCGCGCCGATGGCGGCGGGCGTGAGGACGGTTTCTTGGAATGTTCCGTCTTCGAGTAGCTTGGGTGCCAGTATGTCGCCGGTGTTTGCCATTTTTTACCAGGTGGTGGTCATGGGTGAGCGCGCCCAGCGGAGCGAGGTGGGGCCGTAGGGGACGAGGAGGTAGAGAAATGAGCCGTCGTAGGCCATGGCTCCGGCGGTGGCTCCGTTCGGCACGGTGTAGAAATTCGGAGGGGCGGTGAACCATTGGACGCGGCGGGCGTCGGCGAGGCGGGTGTCGTTGGCTAAGACGAGCTGGTGGACGCTCTGGCCCTGGCCGATGTTCTGGGAGGCGGCGTCGCTGGAGCGTTCGAAGTAGCTGGAGCCTCCGGATTGGACATCGGTGCGGGTGACATAGTTGCCGGTGGGCTGCTTGCCGTCGATCTGGGTCTGGAGGTTGGCGTCGGCCGTTGCGCGGGTCTGGGCTTCGGTGTCGAGAGCGGTCTGCAGGCCGTTGACATTGGAGATTTCGCTCTGCGGGGTCTGCCAGGTGCCGTCTCCGCGTAGGAATTTTCCGGCCTCGGCGCCGAAGCTGTTTGGGACGAAGCCGGGGGAATTGTAGGTGAAAGCGGGGTGGGTGTGGGAGGTGGGTGCTTTGCCGTCGATCTGCGTCTGGAGACTGCCGATGCTGGCGGCGGCTTCGGCGATGGAGTCGAGAGCGGCGGGGTCGAGATTTTCGGCGAGGAAGTCGATGCGCTGGTCGAGGGCGGTATCGGCTGCGGCTCGTGTGGAGGCTTCCGTGGTGATGGCTGCGGCGCGGTCGAGAATTTCCTGGTCGACGCGCCCGTTGATGAAATTGTCCGCATCCTGAAAATCGGAAATTGAAGCTTTAGTGTCGAGGGCGGTCTGGAGGCTGGAGTCGGCAGTTGCGCGGGCTTGGGACTCGGCGGTGAGGGCTTCGCTGACCGTGGTGACCGATGTGACGGTGGCTTTTTCGGCGAGAGCGGTCGCGAGGTTGGCGACATCGGAAATTGAGTGGCCGTGGCCGGGCTGGCTGGCGGTGTCGGCTTTGGCGAGGGAGGCGGTGACGGTGGCGGAGAGGCGGGCATCGGCGAGGGTGCCGGAGGTGAGGAGTGAGGCGTCGGTGGTCGGCGGGGCTGCTGCGACGACGGCGGCAGAGAAGTCGGTGATCTGGCTGGCGGTGTGGGTGTGAACGGTGGCGGCTTTGCTATCCACCGCGGACTGGAGTGCGGTATCAGCGGCGATGCGCTCGGCGCGCTCGGTATTGATGACCGTGACGGCTTCGGAAATGGAATCAATGGCGGCGGGGTCGAGGTTGGCGAGTGCCGAATCGAGACGGGCGTTGGTATCCGCCAGGGCGGTTGAGAGTCCTGTGACTTCTGAAATGGGATGGGTGTGGGAGGACGGCGGGAAGGAGGTGGGTTTTCCGGCGAGGTTTGCCCAGGAGAAATTGGCGGCGGCCCACGCGCGGATGGCGTCCCAGGCTCGCAGCGGGGTGATCCATGTTTCGTTGGATGTCCCGGCTTCGGCTTGGGCTTGGGTGGCTTTGAGGTCGGGGATGGCGGTGGGCGTTCCTTCGGTGCCGAGTATGACGGAGTTCTGGAGTTCGACTTGGAGGGTCGCGGTGCGTAGGCTCTCGCCGGGGGCGGACCAGCGGACTTCGAGGAGGGCGGGGAGGCTGGCGGGGTTGGAAGAGAATGCGGCCTCGACCGGCTCGGTGTTCAGGTTGAGCGTGTTGGTGCCGGGGGCCGCGAAGGCGAGGAAGTTGGCGTCGGAGAATTTGGCTTTGAGGCCGACGGTGGTGGCGGTGCCGGTGGGGGCGGTGACGACGGCGTTGTTGGCGACGAAGACGATCTCGAGCGGGACTTGGTCGCGGCGTTTGAGGTGGAGGGTCTGGAGCGCGACATTCGACGCGGCGGACTTGACGAAGCGCCGGGCTTTTGTGTCGAGGAAGAGTTTCATGCCGCTGACCCAGCGGCGGGTGTCAAATCGGATGGGCTTCCGAGTGGCTTATGGAGCGGGTCGGAGGGGTCTCACGGCGGCACGGCGGGCACGGCGGGGGCAGGGATTTTTAGGCAACGGGCTGGAGGCCGGTCCAAGAGGATTCGGTTTGCCAATCGGTGCCGTTGAAGCAGAAACCGAAGACGCCGGTGTTGGTGAGAGTGGAGAGCGTGGTCAGATTGGTCCCGGAAACATAATGGCGGACAATCAAAGAGCGCGTGTGGCCGGTGCGGTTGTAAACGAGGCGGTAAGTCGCACCGTATTTTGCACCGTCGTTTTCGTTTGGAAGGATTATAATAGGATCAGCGGTTAAAACGGAGCTGTTAACGGTTATTCGAAGGTTGAAATGGTTATTTCCGGGCGCGGAATATGGCGTGGATTGATTGGCTGTTGTAAAACCAACCGCCGCTCCACTGGCTAAATCAGCAAGCCGAACGGCGTCGGGCGGGTTTACTGGAGCACCTAATCCTTGAAGCGTTCGTTCGTTAAAACCTACATAGCCAGGCCCCCAAAACATAACATCTCCGCCACTGTCGCGCATGGCGCCTTCTTCAAAATTTAATTCAAAATTAGGATGCGCTAAATTATACCAACTTAATTTAGTTGGATCTTGGCCTGTAAAGTTAATCGTGAAGCCAGCGGTTTCGTCTCCACCTACTTGGATGCTTGGAATTTGGGCGCCTTCAAGTAATTCTTTCACCCGCAGCGGCGTCATCCATGTTTCGTTGGATGTCCCGGCTTCAGCTTGCGCTTGGGTGGCTTTGAAGTCGCTGGTGGAGGCGGTGTAGAAAAGCGGGAGTGTGGCGGGGGTGCCTTCGTTGCCGCGGATGACATCGTTGGCGATGGTGACGGGGAGCGTGAGGCTGGAGGAGATGGTGGTGCCGCTGGCCCACTCGACTTCGAGCATGGCGGCGAGGGTGACGGGCTCGGGGGTGGCGGCGGCAAAGGCGGTGTTGAGGGTGACGGTGTTGAGGTTGAGGTCGAGGAGGTATTTGGTCGCCGTGCCGGTGCCGGATTTGGTAAAGGTGCCGGAGGCGAGGAATTCGGCGGTGTAGGCGGCGTCGGGCTTGAGGCCGAGGCGGATCGTGGTGCCGGTGGGGAGTTCTTGGACTACTCGGTCGCGGAGGAATTGCAGTTCGATCAAGTCGGTGTCCCGGCGCTTTAGGGCGAGGGTGGTGAGGGCGCGGGGGAAGGACGGGGACTGGAGGAATTCGCGGGTATCGATGTCGAGGAAGAGGCGCATGGCGGGTCAGGAGTTGGCGGGTTGTCAAACGGACACGAAGGGCTGGGTGCGGACGCGGAGGTGGCCGCGGTGTTCGCCTTCGAGTTCGTGGTAGGCGCGGTGATGCAAGATTTCGGGGGAGTCGGGTGGGTCGCTGGGGCTGCGGCGTTTGATGTGGTCGCAGACGATGTGGGGGACGGCGGCGATGCGGAGACCGGCGGGGTGCCAGCGGTGCCAGCAAAGGAATAAATCCTGGGTGCCTTTTCCCTCGTAGCCGGTGAAATCGGCGTGGGCCAGGGCGGCCTGGCTGAGGAGGGTGCAGCCGAGGCCGCACCAATCGCTGGGGACGATGCTGCCGCGGCCGATGCCGGGATAGGCGAAATCGAGCCAGCCGCGGCGACGCCAGCCGTGTTTGGCGGTGACTTCCCAGATGTTGCCGTCGGGGGGGCATTTTTTCACTCGCTCGCGGAGGCGGTGCATGCGCTTGTGCTCGCGCTCGGCGGTTTTTTGGTTTTTGCAGGACTTGAGGCGGGATTCGCAGGTGTCGAGGCAGAGTGCAAGGCGGGACGGGAGTTTGCGCTCGGAGGGCAGGAAATCTTCGGCGATCTGGTGGGCCTGGGTGCCGAAGCCGCCGAGGAAGAGGCCGTTTGGGTATGTGGCGGCGGCGATGTGGTAGTGCGGGCGGCCGTCGGCGCCGGGCATGTCGAGGGTCCACTCGAGGACGCGGAAGGCGTCGGCGGGGATGATGGTGTCGGATTCGACGACGAGGAGGCGGGTGGCGCGGATTTTACGGGCGAAGGCGAAGGCGGCGCCTTGGAGGGCGGCGATGCGGAGCTGGGCTTCTTCTTTGTAGCGGGTCGAGGCGTCGTCTTTGATCGGCAGATTCAGCACAGTGACTTTCCAGCCTTCCGGCAACTCTCTTTGTGCGATCTCGGCGGCGGATTTGGCTTCTTTGGATTCGTCGGTGGCCAGGATAAAGTGGGCGGGCTCGAGGTGCCACGCTGCGGCGGCGATGGCGCGGACGCATTGCGGAAATGCGTGGAGGTAGCTGCGCGTTGCGGCGACGGTGATGGCGGTCATGGCATGCCGTCGTCGAGGAGTCGCTGGGTGTAAACGCCGTAGCCTTGCACGCGCGGGATAAGGCTGGAAATTGTAATGGTCTGCGGGCCTGTTGGAGCCGAAATGTAAGTAGTGCCTGTGGAAAACGAGCTTGATGCTGTGCCAGAACCGGAGGCGTCGTAGGTGGTCGAAAGAACAACGCCTGGGGAAACAATAACCGTGCGGGCTGCGTTGGGAGTTTCAAAGCCGCCTGCGATGGTCGGTGCGCGGGTGGTCACTCCAAACTCTTGAGCTATTGAAGAGTTGACAGTAAAGGAGCCGCTTGAAGTGCTGTTTTTTGTAGAAGTTCCTTCGACGGTTTGCCATGCGATTGTCGTGGTGAATTGTGCACCAATGCGAGATCCGTTTACAGTTGTGAATTCACTGGTATCGCAGAGTTCCCAACCTTCCGAATCGCGGCTGATAATTCCTGTAAAAGTTGGGTAAAAAGGGACGGCTCCAATGACATTTTGTGAAATCGAGGCTTGATTGTTATAGCCTTCCCAAGTGTGCTGGGCATTGGCCGTCATAAAAATGCCGACAGTTGAACGAGTGTTTTGCGTATTGTAGGTGAGTTGTGGCGATGCCAGTCCTTCTAATTGAGCAGCTTTAGCAATACTACCATTAATTGGAAACAGTGTTAAATTAGTAGCTTTTCTAAAAAATTGGCCGCCTTTTTTTTCTTCATAACTTAAATAAGTAGTCGCTCCTTGACTTTGTGTTTCAGAAACAAAATTATCTTCACGAATTATTTGCGGGACAACTATAATTGTTGTGCTTTGAGATAAAGAAGTGCTTGAGTTTTTTATTCCAAATAAACGCTTGGCTTCGTCACCAAAAGTTCTCCACGGGAAGGCAATGTTTTCAACAAATCCGGGTGATTCTATTGTAGAAGTTATAGTAAGATCGCCAACAATAGAAAAAGTTGTTGTTTGCGTAGAAAATGTATTTGTAAAAGTATAAGTTCGTTGGCGTTGAGTTGATTGACCTACATTGCCAGCAGATGTCCGACTAAATACACTAAAAAAAGAATTCAAAGTTGTTTGAGTTGAGAATCCTTGAAAAGTTTGAGAAGTTGTTTGAATGCCATTTCCGATTGTTTCTTCAGTAATTGTTTTTTGATTAGTGAAAGGCAATGAAACCGCAACCGTTCTTTCAATGTTTTTTTCTGGGGCGCAAGAGGTTGTATATTTAAAATCTTGATACCATTGCTTCCATGTTTCAAAAACAATCTTTGAGCGTGTAGTCGAAATGCCTGTTTGTATAGTTGTTGTTTGCGTAGTTGTCTGTGTAAAATCATTGACATTTACTTGAAAAGTCAGCGCTTCCGCATACGCATCGACATAAGACAGCGTAAACCGATTATTGGTGAAGGGGAATTCTGTGACCGGGCGTCTTGAGCCAGGCGTATCTACCATGGCTGCCAATGTTTTTCCATTAAGCTCGTAAATGGTGTTAGCTACGACAAGAACATCTCCATCAACCGCTGTATAAGTTTTTAATTGAATAGGGTTGCCTGCTGTTGCGGTGATTGTGCGAGTTCCGGGGCGGGTTTTGTTGTCTTCAATCGTCTGCGTCGTGTAGGTGCTGACTCTTGATACGCTTGGAATTTCCGTGGCTTCGCCTTTTGAATTTTTTGTTTCCACAAGAGTTGTCACCCATTTGAATGTAAATCCCATATCATCAGTTTTTGTTGTTCGATATGCCGATTCGTAAGATTCTGTTTTTGTAGTTTCTTGCGTAACGGTTGCCAATGGGCTGGAAAATATTGTAGGCTGACCAACAACTTTTGGGCCTGTTCCCAATTCAAATTCACTATTTCTTATCGTTGAATTTTCTGTAACGCTTGTAACACTTAAAGTTGAACCTCTGCTTGTAAAAGTAGTTAGACTACTACTATCTGCTCCTTGAAAAGTTGCTGAATAGCTTGTTAAAGAACGATTCTGTGTTAAAAAATGTTTTATGCTGTCTGAACGATTAACAGTTGATCCGCTTTTTGAATAAATTCCCGTATATCCACTTTCACCTACAAAAGTCGGCAGAACCTTTGAAGTCGTAAATGACCGCCAGGAAATCATGAGAAATTCACTTGATACCACCGATCCACACCGGGGACGCCGGGGGGCGGGGCTTGGGTTTTGTCGGTGACGACGGCTTGGTTAAGGGTGACGCCGGGGTTGCCGGGGCCGAGGGTGCGGTAGACGGCCCCCTCGAAGGTAAGGCCGAAAAGGAACCAGGCTTCGGCGGGGAGGGCGGAGGGGACCAGCGTTTGCGCGGGCGGGTCGGTAGCATCAACGACGATCTGGACGCTGGTAATTTGCTTCCCATCCGTGAGGCATTTGGCCTTCCATTTCATCAGGGCGGCCCCGACCGTGAATGTGGCGAGTTTGCCGTCGGCAAATAGGTTGGAGGGCATGAGACCGGCGGCGGTGCCGGGCCAGACTTCGGCTTTGTAGTTAGAAAATTTGCCATCCTCGTCTGGCTCACCGTCGCCGCGGAGGTTGATGATGTCCCAAGGGCGGCGTTCGGTGCCGCCGCCGCCGCCGAAGGAGCGGGTGGGCTTGAGGCTGACGACGGTGCCGTTGAGGGTCTCGGTGAGTTTAATGCCGACGCCGGGGAGGACGCGGGCACGGCGGACGGTGTCGCCGAGGAGGTTGAGGTCCGCGGCGGAGAGGGGGGATTTTTTCTGGAAGGTGGGGATGAGCATTATGCGCCGTAGATGTCGGCATTCCAGCCACCTGGGCCGGAGGAGATGAATTCGCGGGTGACTTCCCAGCCTGGCTCTCCTTCGTCCACGCTGAGGTCTTTCGTGGCGTCGCAGCCGGACATGAGCCAGTTGGCGCCATCCGCCAAAACAGGTGCAAAAGCGGGTTCGGCGATTTTTCCAAGTTCGGAGAGGTCTGGCTCTTCGGCATTGGCATCGGTGACTCGGATGGTGACTCGGGGCTGGAGGTAATCGGTGAAACCGCGGAGGTAGAGGGTGATGAATTTTTGGAAGCCTTCGCCGTAGCTGGTGAGGGTTTCGGCGGCGATGTCGGTGCCTTCCTTTTGCCATTTGTCCCATGTTTTCCATTCGTCATCAGTGACAGCCCATTTGCCGCCGGTTTGAAAATGCGGATGGGTGGCGAGAGGTTCTTGGCTGGCGGTGCCGGAGACAGTGTAGGCATCGCCGACGCTTTCGTCGATTTTATCGAAGGTGAGGATGGCGCGGCCGTCGGCGAGCGAGCGGCGGACATTTCGAACCTTGGCGTCGGCGCCAGGAATGGAAATTTCCATGACGCTGGTGGCCCCAACTTTTTCAAGCGTGGTGGTGGTGACTCCGCGCTTTTGAGAGTTCAGTGTTTTTTCGACGCGGGTTTCGACGGCGGACATAGGTTAGGCGAGGAGCGGGGTGGGGTTGAGGTTGCCGAGGCGTTGGGCGATTTGGCGGAGGAATTGGGTTTGGCGGCGGTTTTCGTCGAGGAGGGCGCTGGGGCCTCCGGCGATGCCGCCGCCGCCGCCGATCTTGGCGAGGCTGCTGGCGAAGAGGGGCTGGTTGGTGGCTTTGCCTGCGGCTCCACCGGCTCCGGTGCGTTCTTCCATCGCGCCGAAGGCCGTGGCGAGGCCGCCGGTGTTCGGGGCGGGAAGCGCGGCTTGGGCTTGGGCCTTGAGGGATTCGACGGTGTTACCGAGGCGGTCGAAGGTGCCGTCGAGGTTGGCTTGGACGCCGGAGAGGTCGAAGACATCGCCTGCGCCGTCGAAGCCTTCCATGAAGCCTTGGCCTGCGGCAGCGAGAGAGGACTCGATTCGCTCGCGGGCTTGGTTAAAAAATGGAGTGAGCGTGTCTCCGCCGGCGGCGAGGTTTTGGTCGGCCTGGCCTTGCATGGATTCGCTGGCGGATCGCACGGCTTCCATCGGAGCTTCGAGCATTCCGGCGAGGCCGGGAATGCGAGAGAACAGACCAAGGGACTCGGCCATGATGCCGAGGAGCTTGGCACCGAATGCCTGGGCGGCTCCGAGGAGGGCTTGGAGCATACCTTTCCAGAAATCGGCCTTGGTGACGATGCCGAAGAGGGTGACGGCGTTTTGAATGATCTCGGGAATGAGGCGGGCGACGGAGGTGATGACGCCGGAGAGCGAGCGGAAAAGGAAATTGGCGGCGTTGCCCAGGGAAATCTTGAGGCTGTCCCCGATGATGGACCAAATGGAGCCATCGGTCATGGCTTGGATGAACATCGAGGCGGCACTGCCGATCTGCTGGCCGAGCGCGGTGAAATCCATCTTATTGAATTGCTCGAGGAGCGGCAGGATCGCCGGGGCGATCGATTCGGCCATGCCGACAAAGACGCCTTGGAGTTTATTCGACGACGCATTGATGAGATCGGAGGTGCGGTCAAAAACGCTGGCGTTCTTATCCATGATCGACGCCTGCGCGCCGAGGGTATCGCCTGCGGTGGCAAGGGCGCCGGAATCGCCGAAGAGGGTGAGGAGCTTGCCGCCGCTCTTGCCGAAGATGTCCATGGCGGTGGCGGCGCGCTCGGTGGGGTTGGCAATGCCAGCGAGGGCGGCGCCGATGGCGTTGAAGGCTTGGTCGGGGGATTGTGCGGAGAGTTCGGAGGCGGAGAGGCCGAGGCGGTTGAGGGCTTCGGCGGCGGGGCCGGTGCCGCTGGTTGCCTCGGCGAGGGAGCGCTGCATGCGGTTGATGGTGGTGCCCACTTGGTCCGCGCCGATGCCTGCCTGGTCGAAGGCGGTGCGGAGGAGCATGACTTTTCCGGCGGTGAGGCCGGTCTGGCCTGCGATGTCGGAAAGCTGGCCGCCCATGTCGAGGGCGGCTTTGACGCCCGCGGCGGCGACGCCGAGGGCGGCGAAGGCGGCGGCACCGGCGGCGGCGACGCCGACCATGGCGGGCTTGAGGGAGTTGACGGCCGCCTGGGCCCTTCCAAGAGCGGTGCGAAGGCCGGTCGTTTCAGCGCCGATTTTGAATGTGAGTGCGTTAGCCATGTCAGTAAGTCACCGAAAGGCCAGGGTAACGAGCGGCGATCTCGGAATTTTTTTTGAAGACGCCTTTGCGGAGATTGGTGGCGAAAAACTTTGCGCGGCCATTGATGCCGCGGTTGATTGCGGCGACTGTGCCGCGGGCATAGAGGCGGGTGTTGCGGCCTTGGATGTAAAATGCGGCTCCGCTTTTGTTTTCTGTGGCCGTGGCGTTTTGCGGGTAGTCTTTGCCGCGGTGGGTGGCTTTGGAAAAAGCGGCGGGGATTTTGACGGCGATGCCGAGGGTTTGAGCGAGTTGGCTCCAGGCTTTTTTCGCCAAGCCGCGGGCGGCGAGACGACGGTCGAGAGAGCGTTTTTTTGCGGCGAGGATTTTAAGCCAGAGCGAAACGGGATATTTTCTTTTCGTTCCCGAGGCGGGCAGAAAGTAAAGTTTTCCATCGACCACTTGGACCGGTCGTTTTTCGTAGTTGGCTTTGATTTTTTGAACTTGGAGGGCCGGGGTGAATTTGATGGCGGCCTCGAGCGCTTTGCCCGCCTCGAATCGGACGACCTCTCTGAACGATGCGCCTGTGACTTTTTGCAGAGCCTTCAGAGCATTGGTCATGTTTTGGTTGTCTATGGTGACTTGGAAATCCTTAGCCATCGTCGTCGTCATTGATTGGGAGGTGAGTCAAAATCGCGGCGAGATCGTGCTCGGGCGCTGCGGATGGGGTGACGGTCCAGACGCCGTGGGAGCGGAGTGCGGCGTGTTGGTAGGCGAGGGCTCGGTGGAGCGGGAGTTGCCAAAGTATGTAGGATTCGGGCCATCCGGTTTCGCGGGCCAGGGTGAAGACCATGGAGGCGGTCTGCCCTGGCTCGATTAGTTTGGGGGTGTCTGTTCCTCTTTGTCGCCGGGCTTGGGCTCGACGGAGAATGATGCGGCAGCAACTTGCTCGCCGATGCGGTTGAGTTCGGCGCTGAGTTCGCCGACGCGGGAGAGGTCGATCGTGAACATGAAGGCGTCGATGGCTTCGTCGGCTTTGCCCGCATGGACGGCTTTGAGGACTTCGGGGATGGGGACGGATTGAATCCAGGCGATGGCGGCGAGGTCGCGCATTTGTTTGGCCTCGTCCTGCTGGCCGTCGAGTTTGATGTTCAACCGCTGGATGAGGTTAAAGGTGCCGATGGAAAACGGCCGGAGGCGGAGCCCGGCGACCTCGAGGGTCTCGGGGTCGAGGAACATGTAGTCGGATTTAGGATCGGTCATTTGAGGTAGGAGAGGAGTTTTTCTTTTTTGTCTGCGGGGAGATTGGCTGGGACGGTCACCATGCGGTGGCCTCGGCGGAGGACGGCTGCGGGTGTGAGGTCGCGGATTTTGTCGCGGAGCTCGCTCAAGTGGCGGGCGCTCCAGCGCATGAAGGCGATGGGGTGGTGGCAATGTTCGAGGCACCACTGCTCGGATTGGTAGCGGCGGCGGAATTCTTCGAAGTCGATTTCCTCGCGGCCTTCGGCGGTGACGAAGAGGCCGCGGGATTTGCCGTCGATATACCACTCGACTTTGCGGAGCGGGCCTTTGTCAGTCTGCTCGACGGTGTCGCGGTAACCGCCGACATCGAGAAGCCGAAAGCCCGAGGTGAGCGCGTCGGCGATGAGGCGGGTGTTGGAGGCGTTGAGGGGGTTGTTGCCGTAACGGATGCGGCCGTCTTTGGTGGTCTCGCCGAGCGATGTCTCGGTGAGGTAGTGGTAGCTGTCGCCTGGCTTTAACATGATGTGATCGGTGGGCAGACGGCCGGTCTGCGAGCGGGCGCGGGTGCGCGGTTAGGTGGCCGACGGGAAGCCTTCTCCCGAATATTCCCAGGATTCCCAGTCGTCGTTGTTGGTTTGGTTTTTGACGGAATTGATAATGACCTTGCCGGAGACGGCGGAGGGTTTGCCTGTGCCGCTGGCGTTGATGGAGGCCGGGCAGACCGCGCCTTTTCCGGAGACGGTGAAGGTGAACTTGGGATCGTAAACGGCGGCTTTGGAAAAAATTCCGGACTTGTCCACAAGGATGGCGACTTCGCCTTGGGAGGTGACCTCGACGCTTTGCGCCGTGGTTGTGGAGACTTGAGTGATTCCGATTGCGGTGGGAGCGGCCATAGGTCAGGACGAGAAGGCTTGGTAGGTGATTTCGTAG